CACCGCGTGTACGGCAAGTGCCATCAGGCAAGCGAAGGCTGGACATGCACGCTTCTTAGATGGGAGCACAACTAATGAGCGATGATTCAATTTCATGGGGCGAACTGGCACAACTTACCCACGCTACACAGGTAGAGAGGTTTAACTTCTGTACTTGTGAGGAGAAAGAACAGTTCCCTTATGATGACTGCCCAAGATAATGTATTAAGACAGAATGTGACCAACATCACACGACAAATGCTTGACCTACTATGCCAACAAGTGGCAGAGTAATCACTACCAACTAGACAGGAGAAAACAAATGGCAACATGGACACACCCTAACGGGGACACAATCACAACAGAAGGCACCACCTATACAGTCACACAGAATGGCGAGAGCCGAACAGTGGATGTAGAAAAGTGGACAGCCAACGCAGAACAGTGGATGAAGAACGACATCAAAGATGGATACTACGCAGGGTTCGTACTTAAGACAGGAGATAACTAATGAGCGAAGTAGCAATCTATAAGTCAGGTAAAGAGTGGCGCGTGGCGCTCAACCCTAAGATTAACTGCCAGATTTACTGCGTAGCAACCAAGCAAAGAGCCATTGAATTAGCCAATGAATTACTACTTAAGACAGGAGATAACTAACATGGCACTACCAGAGCGCACACTAGAAGCAATCACCGAAGGTCATAAGCACATGGACTTCAACGAGAACGGAGAGATGACCAGCGCAAGCGGTATTGGCGTGGACTTATATGTTCTCGTCTCTCTCGTATCGTGGATTAAGTTAGAACTTAAGACAGGAATGAAGATGACAGCACGAGGTAGCACACTTAAGAAGGCTAACGAAATGCTAGGTACTAACTACAAGCGCAAGCAACAGGCACTTAACCACCTTGAATCTTTATTGTCAGTGCTTAAGACAGAAGATGAATCATGAATTCACTAGAGATGAAAGCCACACGCACCCTTGCTAAGCGAGCAAGAGAGCAACGAAACGCCAGCACAAATGATAAAGACTTTGATTACTGGCATGCAATAATGGAACAGTACGAAAACAAACTACAGACAGGAGAAAACAAATGAGTGAGCCACGCTACCTAGAAGGTGACGATGTTGCCTTAGGTATCAACCAACCATGCGATGTATGCGAAGCAAAAGATGGGGAGTCACACTGCGATTGCGGTAACTGCGATTGCGGAGAGCCTGACCCTGACAGATTACATGACGAGATGGGAGAACAGTAACATGGCAATACATGAGGTAGAACTAACAGGAATAGAGGTCGGAGCATTACTTAAGACACAAACTGCATACGACAAAGACATGAACCTCACCTTTGATGGCAAAGAGATACGAGTTATCCTACATTGGGATGACCACGATGGCTTTGAGATTCAATGGCTTGACCTTGAAGGTAGATGGATTGAGGCACCACATTGGGCAGATAGGATTGACGAAGAAGGAACCATGAGTGTGGGATATTTCCTTGATTCATTGGAGGCACACACCAAGAAGGAGATGCCATGACTATCCTCATGCAATGCCTTGGTTGTGGCACAGTAGTGACCAACCCCAAGGTAATGAACTACATGTATGAAAAGTGTGATTACTGCACAGATAAGCAGAAAGAGATGGAAGAAAAAGCAATAGATAGTTTCTTGCATGCCGAAGCCGAGAGAAAGTTGGACAGTAATGCGTAATGACTTAAGACAGATTCACCCACACGCCCGACTGTGGATAGCAACAGCAATTATCTTAGGACTTATTCTATGTCTTAAGCCAGCATCACCATTTAAGACACCGCCTTATGGCAAGATAGTTGCTTACTATCAGAATGATTATCAACGCTATGCATTGGACAGGTTGATAGCACGCAACGAACTGGAACAGTATCCATGTCTTTATGAATTGTGGATACGCGAGAGTAACTGGCGACCGCATGCGCTCAACAAAAATGGCGGAGCCATGGGTATCGCACAACTAAAGCCAAGCACATGGCGCAACATCAACACCCTCCCCACGCAAGACGGATATAAGCAGGTAGATGCTGGACTCAAGTACATAGATAGACACTATGGCAAAGGCGCAATCTGCAAGGCTTATGCTCATCACCTTGCGATGGGGTGGTACTAATGTTTAAGATAAAGTTCTTTCATGTATTAAGTCAGAGCACATCTCGTTACAAAGGCAATCAGGTTATCTCTTATCGCCTAAGGTATGACTCAAACAAATGGAAGGGTGCATCATGCCAAGGCATAGACACCGAGTTCTTCTACCCAGCACAGGATAAGTTTGAGGAAGGCGAAGCCGAGTTACTCAAGCGTATCTGTGTGGACTGCCCAGTGATGGAAGCCTGCCTAGAGTGGGGCGTAGCGATGGAAAGGTACGGAGTATGGGGAGCAACGACACCCTTCGAGCGGTTCGCCATACGCAAGCGCAACAACATCATGGTATCTGACCCACAGCACAACACATGATATGATTCTAAGGTACACCAGCCCCCGAAGGGGAAGCGTGGGGTTGGTGTACATAGAAAAGCCCATCAGATTCTCTCCTGTCTCTGGTGGGTTTCTCTATGTATTAAGACCGAGTTCTTTAGCCAACATAAATACTTCATCACTTAAGTCATCAAGAGTTCCGTCATTGTAAATCACATGGTCGAACATGTAGTTATCCATAGCGCGTTCAGATGCATGATTGTTAACTGCACTGTGATTGTGCCTGTTAATACGCCACATGCTACCGCCCATAGCCTTGATTGCTTGAGCCTCATTAGGAAAACGAACATCAGAGATAACAACGCGGTCACCCTGTCTTAAGTCAGACATCGCCATCTTAATCCATACATCATTGCCAATCATACGGCGACCAAAATCCGTACCGAGTACCTGTAATAGTCTGCGAACTTCGGGATTCTTCTTTGCTATATCCCAGCCATAGTCATCTACATAATCAGAGACACGAGTGATGCTATCCAACTTAGGGTTGATAATAGTTAAAGCATGTCTCATCGGGTCAGCAAAAGCACGGCGTGTGTATTCGTAATTAAGACACAACAAATTAGATGTTGCATCTTTACCTGACTGTGCGTATCCACTCAATCCAATAATCACTTAGCGATACCCCACCAAATCCCAACGGCTAAGCCACCGAGGTAGAACTCTACGCACTTGAGATTCTTATAGTGGACTACACCAATACAAAACATACGCCAATTAAACTCACTTGTTATTGTCATTGCTCTTGCTCCTTGTCGGGTTTGCGGTATCTGCGGTTGTTCCATTGTGGTTGTTCACCACCCAATCGTTCTTGTAACTTTGTAAGCGCACGAGAAACCCTCTTACGAATAGCCTCGTCACTAACGGAATACTCGATAGCCAATGCATCTATGTCTATACCTCCATCTGCAAACCTACGATTCAATAGCAACTGGTCTTGCTTATTTAGTTTCTTAAGACCGAACGATACATCTGACAGCATAGCCTCACGATTCATACCCTCGCTAGGCTTTGATGTCTTACTAACGAACTCACCCTCAGGGTTATGTGAAATAGAGTCAGCCCAATACATGTAGTTCCATACATCTTTGAGTAACTCTTGTAGTATCTCATGTGTATAGTAGAACGCATCCGATGGTGTGGACTTGCTCTTATATGCACGCTCTTTCGCTGCATACTTCTGCGCTTCATTGTTAAAGGTGCGCTTGAGTTTGAATACCAAAGACTGTTGTTCTTCCCACTCCTCAATCTTATGCCAATGTTCTAGCGCCCATAGGTTCAGGTGTTGGAACACATCATCAGTGGTGACTAAGTTGCGGTGTATGCGATTACATCTAGTTGCCGATGCACGAGCACACCGATAGACAACTTCCCACAACGCATCCTTCTCACTCATCTTTAAGTTTCCTCATTGCCTCTAGTAAATCATCAACTGTAATGAGATAGCCCTTGCTTCTGTTCGGGGGAATCTCACATGTAATCTCTCTACCATTGTGTCTTAATGCATAGTGTACATGAGAACGAGGCACCATAAGTACGCCGTGCTCCAATACAAACGCCCAGTAATCTGCTTCACTTGCCATCAAACCTGATGGTTCCCATGACTGCGACCTCTGATACCAACACTCAACTTCAACATATAAGTTGCCAGTCATGTGCCATTTGCGGTCGCGCTTTACTTCTACTGTTCTACCTTTGGTGAGTAGTTCTTCTACT